ATTTAATATTTTGTTTGACTCGTCTATATTTCTTGGATAAAAATCAAAAGCAAAAACATGTTGTCTTCTCTCTTTAATGCCTTGAAACACCAATGTAGTAAAAGGATTACCAGATTTTCTCATCGACAATGATGCGACCGCAGAAGATTTATCTTTCTCCATCACTAAACCTCCAATCGCCTCTCCAATATTAAAACCAAATTTTGTTTTAAAATCATAGTTTTGAATTGATGGTGACAATTCATCATATAGAGTGCTTCCAATCGTACCATAAAAACCTGCTGATCTAGAAAAAATATTTTCATCTCCACCAACGATTTCTGGTAACTGTGATTGAAGTCTTGTGAGTATGTCAGACGATTCAGAATTTAATAAAGCACCAAAAAAACCAAAATCGACTGCACCATGAGATGCAGAATATTGTGTTTTTAAAGCACCTTTTGGTAAATAAAAAGCAAAGGCATTCTTAGATTCAATAAAATCATTTGATTCAAAAAAATCTGAAAAATCTGTTAGAGGATCTTTATTTCTTCTAATATTATTTTTAAATTCATATTCTGTAATCAACATAAAATGTTGTAACCCATCAACTTCTGTACCAACATCTTCAGGAAATTTTAAAAGTCTTGAAGTGTTTACATTTTGATTTCTTAATGCTTTTTCAGGACCCAAAATTTACTCCCATGCCATACATATTTTCATCTCTATTTCTCGTATGTATTTTGGATTCAGTAAATGTCATATTTAAAACTGCCGTTAATGGTGCACTTGTATCTTTAAAAAATGCTGGCGCACCTTCAGTTTCGTAATCGACACTAAATGATGTAATTGATGCTTCTCTTATTTGAAACATATATTCTCTAAAACTTCCTGTATGAAAATCAATATCAAATCTATGCGGTAATGTTTGCAATCCAGTTTTTTGTTCATATGTTAAATCAGGATGTCCTCCAATACCTGGTATAACCTCATCTTCTGGTAACATAGATAACTTGAAAAATTTTATTATTTTTCTCATTGATTCAGAATCCGATCTATTTAATGGGCTTAATCTAAAAGTTAAATTAAATGTTTTAAATCCAATACTCTTAAATACACCTGTGATATATGGATTTACTGCTCTATTTGTAGCAGACGTAACTATTTGTTGTGCAGTTGCTTTAGCATTTCCTGTACTTATACCAGGTATCATAGATATTGCCTTTGATGCTATGACTTGACCAATAAGAGATTTATTTATTGATTTTAATCCACTTTTTAATGTAGCACCAACATTATCAAGTGAATAATCATTTGCTATGCTTGAACCCATACCAACTGCGGCCGCACCAATTGGTCCTAACTCAGCATCGGTATATTCAACTTTATAATCATCAACTAAATTTGTGGGCATAGGTAATGCTATAGTGCCTACAGTTTTTAAACTTCCACCAGGTTTAATTTCTTTTATAAGAAAAAAAGTGAATTTATCTTCACCTCTTTCAGCAGAACCTAGACCTGCAGGAAACCTATAATTATCTTCATTCGTCTTTTTAAAATTTGTAATAGTATCAACTGGGTTGGCCATTTATCTCCTAATATACATAATATTTAGCATGGCTTACAAAGGATCATACAAAGTAAAAAATCTATCAAAATACAAAGGCGACCCAACAAAAGTTGTTTATCGATCTCTTTGGGAACGTAAATTTATGATGTATTGTGATGAAAACACAAATGTTCTTAAATGGTCTAGTGAAGAGATTGTTATTCCATATCGATCACCTATTGATAAAAAATTACATAGATATTTTCCTGACTTTTGGATACAAATTAAAAACTCTAAAGGTATCAAAGAAGGTATATTAATAGAGGTCAAACCTAAAGCACAAACAGTTGCCCCAAGAAAAAAATCAAGAGTGACAAAAAGATATTTGCGAGAAGTATATACCTATGGAGTAAATGAAGCGAAATGGAAAGCAGCCGAAGAATTTTGTAAAGATCACGGTTGGAAGTTTCAAATATTGACAGAAGAGCACCTTTTCAACAATAAATAATAGTATGGCTGAAAGAGAAAAGTCATTTCTTGAAAAACTCAGAGATGCATTAAACAAAAATCAAGGTACCGTAAAAACAAGAAATGCAAAAGATTGGTTTCAAAGAAGGGCCAGAGCATTAAAATCAGAACTTAGAAATAAATTTACACAAGTCGATACTGCTGACGAATTCTATGCAAAGTCAAGAAAAACAAGTAAAAGAAGTATTGGTCCAGGATCAATGTTTGCATACTTTTATGATCCAAAATATAAAAAAGAATTAAAGTATTATGATAGATTTCCTCTTGTTCTTGTATTTGATTTTAAACCTAATGGTTTCATTGGTTGCAATTTTCACTATCTACCTCCTCTCTTGAGAGCAAAATTAATGGATGAAATAGATAAGGCACGAGGTATAAATTGGAAAGCATTATCAAGAATTAAAGAAGTAAAACCAACAGTCAAAAGATATTTGTTTAAACACATTAGTTCAAAGGTAGTTGAAATAGACGATGATGAAAGAGAGATTGCACTTTTTCTACCTACAGAACGTTTCAAAAAAGAAGACAAACTCGTTGTTTGGGGAGACAGTAGGAGAATGATTTAATGGCAATAGATACACAAAGCATAACAGATTTTAAATCTAATTATACACCAGCACCTATTAATAGATTTTTAGCAACTGTAACTAGATGTAATTCATTAAGTTCAGGTATAAGCAGAGAACTTATTTTTAGATGCGAAAGTGCAGAATTACCAGGTAGAACACACCTTACAAGTGATAGCAGATTATATGGTCCTATTAGAAAAATTCCATATAACTCTGGTTTTGTAGAGTCCACTCTTACATTTATGTGTTCGAACAATTATATTGAAGAAAAAAGATTTTTTGATCAATGGCAAGATGTAATACAAGATCCAGATAATTTTGATGTAAGTTATTACGATTCATTGGTCGGTAATGTAAAAGTTGAAGTTTTAGATGAGCAAGATAAAGAACTTTATCAAATTGAATTGTTAGAAGCATTTCCACAAAATGTAGGTGCTATATCATTAGGATGGGCTTCTAATACAGACTACATGAAATTTTCCGTAACATTTTCATATAGAAAATGGAGAAGAAATATGGACATTGAAGATGTAACCGATAGACAGAGGAGAATTTTTTCAGGTAGATAATCGTGACACAGGCTAACTAGGAGATATTATGGCTTTACCGGTGCTTAATGCACCAACACATGAATTGACTCTAACATCAAGCGGAGAAAAAATACAATTTCGGCCGTTCTTGGTGAAAGAAGAAAAACTTTTGTTGATGGCATTAGAAAGTAACAATGATGATGAAATGATGAGAGCAATGAAGCAACTCATCAAAAATTGTGTATTGAGTGATATTGATATTGAAACAATACCATTATTTGATATTCAATATATTTTTCTACAGATTCGTTGTCAATCTGTAGGAGAAGAAATAACATTAAGATTTAAACATCCTGATGATAAAAATGAAAAAGGTGAAACTTGTACTCACATTCAAGATGTAATAATAAATCTTATGAACATTAAACCAGAGGCTAGAGAAGGCCATACAAAAAAGATAGATTTGTCATCTGATGTGGGTGTCGTAATGACATATCCAAATATAGATATGATGAAATCTTTTGCTGATACAGAAGGCAATACAGAAGTTGCTCTTGAACTCATTTTTGATATTATAATAAAAAATATTGAAATGATCTATCAAGGTGATGAAGTTTTTTATGCTGAGGAACATACAAAAGAAGAAATGCAAGATTTTTTAAATAGTTTAAATCCAACTCAATTCAATAAAATTAGAGACTTTTTTCAAACTATGCCATATTTAAGACATGAATTTGAATACGTCTGTGATAAATGTGGTTGCAAAGAAAATATTAATCTTGCTGGAGTAGAAGATTTTTTCGCATAAGCCTGTGTCATGAAAATCTTCAAAATCATTATGTGACCAATTTTAATTTGATGCAACACCATAAGTATAATTTGACTGAATTAGATAATATGATACCATTTGAAAGAGAGATTTATGTAACATTATTAATACAACATATTAAAGAGGAAAACGATAGGTTGAGAGACCAACAAAATCAGAGATAACATGGCAAGAAAAACCTTAGGTAAAATGGAATTTGAGAAATTAGTAGACTCTCTCAAAGAACAAAATGCTGGACATTTAACGGCCCAACAAGAAACAACTAAAAGCATAAGAAATCTTCAAGCGTATTTCATTAAGCAAGACAGAGCGGATATGAGAAGAAAACTTGAAGAAGGTCTCGAAGAGAAACGAGAAGCAGAAAAAGTTGTTGATGGTAAATCAAAAGGCAAGGGGTTAAGTAGAATACCAACTAAAGGTCTTCTTGGTAGATTTATGGATTTTATTTTGACCGGTGCTTTAGGAACTGCAGGCAAAGGTTTATTTAGAACAATGTGGAATGGTGTAAAATTTGGTGGTGGTTTTTTTAAAGGTCTTGCTGGTTTAATGGGCGGTCTTATTCTTGCACCAACAATATGGGAATCAATAACAAAAGGTTTTGAGAGTTATGAAAAAGATCAAGACATAGTAGATGCAGTAGATAAATCTATTTCTACGTTCTTTGATAAAGCAGGTTTTTTTGGTGCAGTTGGTGCGGGTGCTTTATCTTTTGGCATGTTTGGCGGACCAAGAGGTGCTATTGCAGGTGCATTAGTTTTTGGTGCTTTATCAGGAGTCAAATCCATTCTTGGAGAAGAAAATACATTAGGTGATTTTTTTACAGGTAATGCGGGAAAGTTTGAATCTGCTCTTAGTGGTGCCGCCTTGGGTGCCGTTGCAGGATTTACACAAGGTGCAAAGTTTGGACTAAAAGGTGCAGTAGCAGGTTTATTATTAGGTGCAGGTTTTGGAGCATTAGGAGGTCTTCTTCTATCTAAAGATACAAATATAAATGCATTTTCAATAATGTCATCTGTATTAGGAGGTTTTGCTGGTGGATTATTAGGCTTGAAAGCAGGTGCTATGTTAGGTTCGGTTGGAGGTCCCGTTGGAATGATAGCAGGTGCATTGTTAGGTGCCGCCATTGGTTTAGCACTTGGATCATTAGCGACTGAAGAATCTAAGGCAGAAAAAGCAATTAAAGAAATGGCACAAAAAGGTGCAAGAATAAAAGAACTTTCAGCAAAATCATCATTATCTAAAGATGAGCAAGCAGAATTAGCACAATTAAACAAAGATGTAAATCAACAAATTACAGAAGAAGGTTTTACTCAAGACAATATAACGAAAGCCGCAATGGCATATTCCGATGGCGATATGAGTAAAATGAGAACCGTTGTAGAAATGGTTGCTGGAAAAGAAATACCTGAACAATTAAAACGATTAAGTGAAATATTAGGTATTCGCTTAACAAAATTAAGTGATTATTTTGAATTTGGTAATCAAGGATTTAATCTTTTACTCAAAAAAGATTTAAAAACAAAAAATCCATTAGGAAAAGATGTTACTTATCGTAAAGGTGAATTACTTGACACTGTTGTTGCTAAACAAGGCGGTGATTATATGACACATTCAGATCCTATTGAAAGAAATATTGCAAATCAATTTTCAACATTACCTCAAGAACATCCAGCAAGAGTGGAAATAAAAGAAATGCGAGAGAAAGGTGACTATGACATGTTTAAAGTGCATAACAAATACCTTGATGAATTTACATCATTTAGAAGAGGTTTTGGTGCATTCAGTATGCCATCTATAATTCAAGTAGGCGATCAACCAACAAGTCAAGGTCAAGAATTAGTATTTACAGAGAAAAAATTCAATCAAATTATAGGTGATATTATTGACAATAATAGACTAAAACAGGAAAGAGATGCAATGATGGCCATGATACCTGCGATGGCATCTCAAGGAGGTGGAGGAACATCTATGCCAGTCATCAATAACTCATACTCATATCAAAACACGGATAATACCGTGAGAGAAATGCCTACCACCAGTTCTCTAAACATGATGACGGCACTGGCATAGATGTTTTATAGATTACTCGTTGGCTAGTTTAGCAAAGTACGACATCTCTTCGTCTTCTTCACCAGTAGTTTCACCAGTATAATCTTCAGCCGTAGATGGCTTCTGAGGTGGTGTTGCCGTAGATGGCTCAGCAGTTTTATACATTTGAGTCACCTTTGGTGAATCTAGACCAAGAACAGTATTAAGTCGTTCTTGAAGTTCCTCAAAAGGTTTGAAATTTTCTTCATCTGTAAACTCATTCAATTTATATTGAGTCTTCCAAAGAGTTTCAAGTTCTTCTTCGTTATCAAGAAGTTGTGATGGTTTTTCAAACTCACTCTTATCATAATTTTGAAAACCTTCTACTTTACGAATCTTCAACTTGAAGTTCGCACCCTCCCAGAAATCAAATGGATTAACTGGTGTCTCATCTTCGAATTCTGGATTCATGAGATCATTGATCTTATCAAAGATTTTCTTACCATACTTGTAAAGAAAAACTTTACCTTCGTTTTGAGGATTCTTTGGATCACTCACAACATAGATGTTAGAGAAGTATGTCAATCTTCTCTTTTGCTTACGAGCAATTTCTTTGTTGGCTTCAATACCAGAGTTCCAAAGAGTTCTGTTATAATCCGAGACAGGATCTTTCTTACCAAGAGTTGTCAAAGAGTTTTCAATATACCATTGTCCAGTAGGACCTTGAAAACCATGATTGAATACTCTCGCCCAAGGAACATCTTCACCGTCACATGGAGGAAGGAAACGAATGACGGCATAACCATTACCAGACTTATCGACTTCTGCTTTCCAGATTCGATCATCTGTATAGTTCTTTGTTTCTGTTTCGGGATTGTTTACTTTGTTGATTTCATCATTTAACTTTTTCATGAAATCATTGCGGGACTTTTTTAGATTTGCAAACGACATATTACTCCTTATTTCGTTATATTAAATATTACGTTTAAAAAACACAGTAT